ATTATTCAGAATTTGGTAGTTTACATCAATTATATAAACAAGACTTTCAAAAGTTCATGGAGTATAATATTAAAGATGTTGACCTTGTTGATAGACTTGAAGATAAATTGAAATTAATTGAAACTGCTATTGTTCTTGCATATGATGCAAAAGTGAATTATACGGATGTATTTACACAAGTGAGAATGTGGGATACATTGATTTACAATGAATTGCGAGATAAAGGTATAGTCCTTCCTCCAAAGAAAAATACTTTCAAAGATAGTCCATATGAAGGTGCGTATGTAAAAGAGCCGAAACCAGGAGCATATAATTGGGTTGTGTCATTTGATTTGAATAGTTTGTATCCTCATTTGATTATGCAATATAATGTTTCACCTGAAACAATGGTGCCTAATTATCCTCCTCAGCCTGTATCTGTTGATAAATTGTTGGACCGTGAGATTGATACAACATATTGTCAACAGCAGGATTTGTCAATATCGGCAAATGGTTATCATTTTCGTAGAGATATTCAGGGATTTCTTCCTGCTATGATGGAAAGGATGTATAATGAGAGGTCGAAGTTTAAGATACAGATGCTTAAAACTCAAAAATTATATGAGAAAGAGAAGAATCCAACGGAACGTATAAAATTATCAAAAGAGGTTGCAAGGCTTGACAATATGCAAATGGCGAGAAAGATTCAACTTAATTCTGCTTATGGTGCTTTGGGTAATCAATATTTTCGTTTTTTTGATGTACGACAAGCAGAAGCAATTACAACTGGTGGACAGTTAGCTACAAGATGGGTTGAACGTGATGTAAATAAGTATTTAAATGCGATACTTAAAACTGAAGATAAAGATTATGTAATTGCATCAGATACTGATTCAATATATGTTTGTTTAGATGACCTAGTGAAGAGTGTGTTTGATGATACAAGTGATATTCCAAAGGTAATAGATTTTCTTGATAAAGTGTGTGACGGGAAAGTACAGGAGTGTATAGATAGGTCTTTTAAAGGGTTGAGTGATTATATGAATGCTTATCAGCAAAAGATGAACATGAAACGAGAAGTGCTTGCGGATAGAGCAATTTGGACAGGCAAGAAACATTATATAATTAATGTGCATGATAGTGAGGGTGTGAGGTTTTCTAAACCGAAGGTTAAAGTGAAAGGTCTTGAATCTGTTAAGTCATCTACTCCTGCTATTGTAAGACAAAAACTGGTTGATGCATATAAGATTTTGATGAATGATACAGAAGATGATATGATTAATTTTATCGAAAGATTTCGTAATGAGTTTGAAGTATTACCTCCAGAAGATGTTGCGTTTCCTCGTTCAGTTAAAGGTATTGCGAAGTATAGTGACCCATCAATGTTATATAAAAAAGGAACACCAATACATGTGAAAGGAACTATCATACATAATAAATTATTGAAGGAACATAAATTAACTAGAAAATATCAGACAATTCAAGAAGGAGAGAAGATTAAGTTTTCATATTTGAAAATACCGAATCCTGTTGGAGATACGGTTATTAGTATGGGTAATACTTTACCTGAAGAATTTGATTTACATAGATTTATAGATTATAATGCACAATTTGAAAAGACGTTTCTCGGCCCATTGAAAGATATTTTGAATTGTGTAGGTTGGGACCATGAAAAACGAAATACTATTGAAGATTTTTTTATTTAAGGAGTGATAATGGATTTTTTGAAAGATATGATTAAGGAGACTGGAAATGAATACGCTGGATTGGTGGCCGACGGAGTTGAAGCAGGCGATGTTGAATCTTTTATTGATACTGGAAGTTATGCTCTTAATGCGTTATTATCGGGAAGTATCTATGGTGGATTACCGTCAAATAAAATTACTTCCTTTGCTGGAGAAACGGCTACAGGAAAAACGTTTTTCGTACTTGGTATTGTCAAACAGTTTTTGTCAGATAATCTTGGCGGCGGTGTTCTTTATTTCGAGTCTGAATCTGCTATAACTAAACAGATGATTGAGCAACGAGAAATAGATACTTCTCGTATGGTAATTTTACCAGTTGCGACTATACAAGAATTTGCTCATCAAGTTACAAAAATACTTGATAAACACCTTGCTAGTGAAGATAGACCACCATTGATGATATGTCTTGATAGTCTTGGTATGTTATCAACTTCAAAAGAAGTAGTTGATATTGCTGAAGGAAAAGAAACAAAAGATATGACTAGAGCCGCCCTTGTAAAAGGTGCATTTAGAGTACTGACACTTAAAGCAGGAAAAGCAAAAGTTCCTGTATTGGTTACAAATCATACATATAGTCAAGTTGGAGTGATGTTTCCACAACAAGTAATGGGTGGAGGTACAGGACTTTATTATGCTTCAAGTAATATTGTATTTCTTTCAAAAAGAAAAGAAAAAGATGGAACAGAAGTAATTGGTAATGTAATTCATTGTAAAAATAAGAAATCTAGATTGACTGTGGAAAATAAGCAAGTTGATGCACTAGTGACTTATGATAAAGGATTAGACCGTTGGTATGGTATGCTTGAACTTGCTGAAGAAGCAGAAATTTTCAAGAAAGTTTCTACACGTTTTGAATTGCCTGATGGTTCAAAAATGTTTGGTAAACAAATTATGAAAGAGCCTGAAACATATTTTACTGAAGATATTATGAAAAAAATTGATGAGCATTGTAAAGAAAAATTTTTATATGGTTCTAAAAAATCTGTTGAAGTGACAGAAAATGAAGAAACCGTTACATGAAAGATGGATGTGTCTGATACAAAAAACTTAACAGAATGGTACGATATAGTTCCGAATCCTCAAAATGAAGATGATGAGCAACAGGCATTTCATATTAAACAAGGTAAATTTCAAGATGTAATTTATAAATATAATCGTTTTGGTGTTGATGAAAATCCAAATGAAGATGGTACATTGACATATAAATTTGAGTATGATATACTTGAAATACCTGACAATATTGTAAATAAACAATATGCTGACGAAGAAGGAAGAGAATTTGAAAATTTAATTGGTGATATTCTAATCGAAGTTATTCAAGATAATATAACAAAAACAGAAAGTGAGGATGGAAAGACTAGAAGATACGATATTAAAGAACCTGTTGTATAATGATGATTTTGTAAGAAAATCATTACCATTTTTGAAAAATGATTATTTTCTTGAGCATACTGATAAAATTCTATTTGAAGAAATTAATAAGTTTATACAAAAATATAATATATCTCCTACCAAAGAATCTCTCGTAATTGAACTTAATGAAAATTCAAAATTACAGGAAGACCAATTTAAAAGTTTAATAGAGAGGTTAAATGTATATGATTCAAATAAGAATGATAAATCAGAAATACAATGGCTAATTGATACTACGGAACAATTTTGTCAAGATAAAGCAATATATAATGCGGTTTTAGAATCAATTTCTATAATTGATGGTCAGAAGAAAACTGAAAAAGATAAAGGAGCAATTCCTGCAATTTTATCTGATGCGCTTGCAGTTTGTTTTGACCCTCATATTGGTCATGATTATATTGAAGATGCTGAAGAAAGGTATGAATTTTATCATAAAATTGAACAACGAATACCATTTGACCTTGAATATTTTAATAAGATAACATCAGGTGGGGTACCAAATAAAACATTAAATATTGTTATGGCTGGTACAGGTGTTGGTAAATCTTTGTTCATGTGTCACATGGCGTCAAGTTGTTTGTCTCAAGGTAAAAATGTTCTTTATATTACACTTGAAATGGCAGAAGAAAAAATTGCTGAAAGAATTGATGCAAACCTTATGAATATTTCGCTTGACGATTTGAAGAAATTACCGAAAAATTTGTATGAAAGAAAAGTCGCTAATATTAGTAAAGTTACTGATGGTAAATTAATTGTTAAAGAGTATCCAACTGCGGCTGCAAATACAAATCATTTTCGTAATTTATTGGGAGAATTGAAACTTAAAAGGCAATTTGTTCCGCAAATAATTTTTGTAGATTATCTGAATATTTGTTCATCAGCTAGATTGAAGCAAAGTGCGAATGTGAATTCTTATGTGTTTGTTAAATCTATTGCTGAGGAATTACGTGGTATGGCAGTTGAATATGGAGTGCCCATTATGTCTGCTACGCAAACTACGAGGTCTGGTTTTACAAGTACCGATGTTGGTCTTGAAGATACATCTGAATCTTTTGGTTTACCTGCAACGGCTGACTTAATGTTTGCGCTTATATCAACTGAAGAACTTGAAGGATTGAATCAGATGTTAGTTAAACAACTTAAAAATCGATATAATGACCCAACGAGTATGAAGAGATTTGTAATTGGTGTTGATAGGGCTAAAATGAAACTGTATGACCTTGAAGAATCTGCACAAGATGATTTGGTCGATAGGATGTTGGAAAAAAAAGTTAAAAAAGGCAATTTTAATCCATCAAATAGTGAACAAAATGATGAACCTTTGTTTGATAAATCTACTGGTGGTAAAATGAAATTTAAAAAAGAATTTGCGGAGTTTAATTACACATGATAAAAGTATCGTCTGCTCCAGGAGAGCCATTCTCTGTTAATATAGAGTATAAAGGTTATAATGTTATTATGGTAGGAATACCAGTAGATGATGGTTATGATAGTGATATGAAAGTATTTAAAGGTGATGAAGATGTATCAGAAAAAGTAGGAGAATATGAAATAAATGGTGAAGGATTGAAAAAAATACTTGACACTGTTGACACATTTTGATATACTATAGTTGTACGTGAGAGTTTTTATACTCTTTATTTGTTAATCTCAATTAAATGAGGTGATATGTTTCGTTTTATTTTAATACTATTAGTAGTATTATTTTTTGGTATTCCACTTCTTTATGAAAAAGCCTTTGCTGAAGAAACTAAAATCGTAGAGATAAATGGAAAACAATGGTTGGTGGTAATAGAGCCAAATAAACTGCCTAGGTTCAAATCTCTTGAACCTGAACCTAAAGAGGTCACAAAATTCCCATTTGTGATTCATGATAATTCAGAAGACTCCTCTATTGCAGTTGTTGTTGAGGCAGCTTCTAAACCAGAGTGGAAAAAAACAACTGTTAAAGAATCTAAATTGGTTCAAACGTGTGATGGTCCTTTAGGGTGTGAAATGACTGTTGAGGGAGATTGTCCAGATTGTAAGACTGAATTAGTTAGAGAAGAAACAGTTGAAGTCGTTCAAAATACAGATTTTTCAGAATTTAAAGCAGATATAAAAAATCAACAAAAAATGATGGAGATGACTCAAAATAAAAAAGAATATAGTTATCTGTCATCTTATTTGCATTTAAGAGACACTGGACATCCAGCTTGGATTTGCTTTAAAATATTTTATACCTGTCAACATGGTGACCCTATTTTAATAGAAGATTTATTTGTAGGTAAAATGAATTCAAGTTATTGTACTCAATCTATTAATCCTTGTCCTACCTGTTTTTCCTTTTCCGACCCTCTCAAATACTGTTCTAATTCAACCATCCTGAATCTTTGATAAACATAAATAGTTTGAAACGAGTTATGCGGAAATTATGCAGAGTTTCAAACAATATTTAAAAGAAGATAAGAATTTACATCTTGAGCATATTGAAGATGAGGTTCTTAATAATGGAGTTGATGGCACCAGGCAATCAATACATTTTCTTAGAGGATTGAGAGATATGTTGGCTGGTTCTACAAAAAGTGGAAAGCAGGTCCGCATCACTGTAAAATGGGATGGTGCGCCTGCTATTTTTGCAGGAACTAATCCCGAAAATGATAAGTTTTTTGTAGGAACAAAAGGTGTTTTTGCAAAAACTGCGAAACTCAATTATACATTAG